TTGTGAACTGGCGTAGAACTTGGTGATTTTGGTGGATAAATCTTCCTTTAGCGAATCAATCTTTTTGTCGTTGCCTTTAAATTGTTCACGTACAGCTTCACCTGCGCTAGAATAAGCAACCCCATCCGCGCCAACTCGAATATCAGCAAGTTCAGCGTCTGCCGTGGTTGAACCGTCAGGTAAATTTGATATATTATCAACTCTCTGTTTTAACTGTTTTCCATTGCTGTCAACCTCATTGATAGCCCCCAAAACAGTTTTGTCAGTAGTGTTTAAATTATCAAATCTTCTACCCATTATTTTATTTTCAATAAAACCCGACAACACCGACAAACCAAGACGTTTGTTTGCCTTGCCTGCGGTATCAAGAATCATCACCTCATCTTTGTCCGCAGGATTTGCTTTTATCGTATAATCTGTCCATTTTGGCATGGCTATTTCCTCCTTATGCTAAATATTTTTCCCTGATATATTTTTTAACTGCATCAAGATGAGCCTGTACATCGTCATTCATCACGAGAAAATTGCCTTTATTGTTCTGACTGACAACTTCTCCTGTTTCCTCGTTTACCTCAGAATAGGTGTAAGCAATGCGGCTTCCCTCTCCGGTGCTAAGATTCATAAAACTTGTTAAAATTTTTTTCATGATATTTTCCCCATTTCGTCAATAATTTTTTCCCTGTTATTAAGAAGTTCTTTTTCATAATCTGGTTCTGATACTTCAAGGCTTTCACTGTAGTCTGGTTCTGGCATGTCTGTGTCTATTGCCCTGTCGTAGGCTGTTTCGCTTGCGTCAGCAAAACGCATGTGTTCATAGTCAGCCTGCCGCGCTTTGATTTCAAATGCAAATTTAAGCCCCGGAGTACCTTTTACAGTGAAATATGTCTGCTCTTTTTTATCTACCCAACAATCTCCATCTCCTTCCTTTTGTAAAAACACATAATATTCAATCCTTACATTGGTAGATTCTTGGAATATATCATCTATGTCTATCAGGCATGTGCCGTCTTCCGATACGGATGCTTCTCCGATGTCTCCGAACATGGGGGACGCCATTTCATAACAATAAAATGCCTGCGTACCATAGTTTTTTGTTGGAAGGATTCTTTTCTTTGTTCCTCGGACACTTAAATCTGCAAGGTCTGTTCCCGTTCCGATGCTATAGAAATGGCCACTGGCTTCTATATGTGTACCTGCTGTAACTTTTTTTGATGCCGAAACGCTGTCTGCCGAAACGCTTTTATTAAACGAGGCTGAGCTTGCATGTACGGTTCCTGTATAAAGATTGATTCCTCTAATACGCGTTCCATACAATGTCCCGTACCCCGGTACATATATTCCCGTATTCGTCTCTGAATAGATCTCTCCAGCTGAAGCGTCTAGCGTTACTTCTCCATACGTGCCACTTGCTGAAAGCTTCCTATATCCAACTTCCCATCCAGCCAGATACCCGGTGTCAATATACGAGGCATTCAGATACACCTTGTTGTCATAAAGATATAATCCCTGTGTTTCCCCGTTGTTGGTTAATTTATTAAAGATTTCCAACTGAGTCATATCTGACGCGTCTTTGCCATCATCGCCTTTTTCTCCATATACACCGATAACATGTGGAGTAGTGTTCACACTCGTTCCGTCCGTGTATGTGGTTGTCTGATAATTCCACAAATATCTTTTAGATGATGTTGGTGTCTGCACGGATTCCGTCCAACCTGATGTGGATGTTGTCACACCTGATGAACTTGAAGAAGCAAGGTAATGTTGTGCAATTACAGATACGCCGTTTCCAGTATCGCCTTTTATCTTCGTCCAGCTGTAATTACTTGGATTTGTAGAATCATTCTCTTTAAAATCGGTATACTGCCCGATGTAAGTCTTGCCTGCGCTATCAGACACTGAGAAACCTGTTTTTCCGTCAGAACTGGTCGCATAAGCAATATGGAGATAAGATGTTTGCCCGTTATCTCCATTTGTTCCAGGGATTCCTTGCGCCCCGTCCTTGCCTTCAAATCGACTCCATGTGTATTTGCCAGGGTCGTCGCTATCCGCTTCTGTATAGTCCACATAAGTGCCAATATAGGTACTTGGCGTTTCGCTCATCTGACTGGAAGAAGTCGGGTTCGCAACAGAACTATATTTGATATGAAAATAAGATGTCTTTCCGTCCTGACCGTCTTTTCCGCTTATTCCGTCTTTTCCATTTATTCCCTGAATACCCTGTAATCCCTGAATACCCTGTTTCTGTTTTGCAATTGTAAACTGTTTCTCAACAGAGAGGTTATTATAAGAAACTGACACGGTAATAATTCCTGTATCGGATGAAAGTGCCGTTACTGTATATGTTGCTCCTGATTTTGAACCCGTAACCCCGCTTCCGGCAGTAAACGTTATAGTTGCGCTGTTTGTAACATTCTCATCGCCATACAACGCCGCCACCGTCGTTTTACACTCAGGGAATGCCGTGTAATTGCCTTCCGCATCCGTTGGAATACCCTGATACTCATTCGATAATGTTACATTTAGAGTCTTATATTTCTTCGCTTCTTCCGTAGCCGCATCCGTGGCAATATCGGATACGCTCTTGCCCTGCAAAGAAAATTCGGTGGCAAGAATATGAACTTTCCCGTTATCATCAATGTATAAGGTCGTTTGGTTGTCCTTATCAATAACCTTAATCCCTTTTGCATTGATGAATTTACCCGCTAAAAGTCCTGCAAGGATGTAATTTGCGTTAATATACAGCTTTCCATCCTGTATATAAATCCCCTGGTCTTCACCGCCGTTCGTCAACTTATTAAAAACTTCATTCTGCCCAAGGCTCGTGTCATACTCTTTGACTGCATTATCAATGTCGGTTTTGTCCGCATATTTGAAATCAATCCAGTCAGTGTCAGTAAACGCACCGTCCGCTCGGCTTCTGACTGCTGTTTTGATAGAAGCTTCACCATTTGCCTTTGATGTAACCCAGAAATCTCCCATGTTGTATGGTGGCTTGGGTTGTTCAAAATAGACTGCCGCTTTCCCATCAATCTTATCAAACAGATAATCTGGTGCTTTCTGCTCGACCCATTCACTGCCATCCCACCGCCAGCGCGTGTTAGCGTTATTGGCGGTATTCTGCCAAAGGTCTCCTTTGTGGATGTATTTACCTTTTTCCCAGACAATTAAAATCTCATTTCCGCCTACGTCCAGAATGGAATTACCGTCAACATCTGTCCACGGAATCTCTTCTGTTTCTGTCCATTCAAGCGCCGGGTCTGTATCCTGACTCCAGGTCTGAATCTTACCGTCAAGTTGCTCTTGGAGACTTTCAATCGTATCCGCAAAAACACCCTTGATAAATTTTGTGATTGCAGAATCATCTGTATATTTAGATGCTCTCACCCAGTCATCGGCGTCATAGCTTGCACCCTCCGCCTTTGCTTTTTGACATTTGAGAATGTCCCCGGTCTTTCCCTGAACCCATAAATCGTCAATATCGTAAGGGGGCACTGGTTCCGTTCCAAATATTCTTTTCTTTGCATTTGCCGTACTTTGTGCCTGCGCCGCATCAGCCAGAGCTTTGACCACCGCAGTGTCTTTTACATAGTCCCATTTGTATTTACCATTAATCTTTGCATATCTGTAAGCCTGTCCACCATATTCTTCGTTGTTTACGATATAAAACAGGTCACCTAAGTGCTTTTCTTTAGTTGTATCATCCGTCCAAGTGGATGCCGGTTCGTTATTACCATCAGGAACATAGTCTCCAAAGAATGCTTCTATCTGTCCGTCAATCTGCTCCTGAAGAACCTTAATCTGTGGAGAATACACCTCTGTAATGAACTTCTCAACCTCGGCATTTGCCACATTTTCTGGTGTTTTCCCTTTGATTGTAAGTTCCGTGGCATTAAGATTGACGGCCCCTGTCTCTGCGTCAATACGGAATGTAATGTTGCCGTCATTGTCTTTTGCCGTGAATCCTCTTGTATTAATCCAATCCGACTGTATACCGATAGCATACAGAATGTTCAGCACTGCATCACCGTTGCTGTCAAATCCGGCTTTCCAAGTCTGACCTCCGTCTACTGACAAGAAGAATCCATCAGCACCCGTCTTATATATCACCTTAGAATCAGCAAGTGTGGGTTTGTCGTGCCGGTATGATATCGTGGATCCATCTGACTGGATTTCTTCTGTATAGTAGAAGCCGAGAGTGTTTGCTGCTAGTTCGTTCATCTGCTTTAGCTTTGCATCATAGGCAGTAATCTTTTTCTCAGTGTCTTTCTTTACATTGTCAACCTCGACCTGCATACTGTCTGGGTAATCGACATTAAGGTCTTCCATGCTCTTTGCGTTGCAAGAGAAGCTTGTGCTGCCAGAAAACGCGAAGTCTACATCTGTCAGATATGAATAGTAAATATTACCTTTAATGTCGGAAAATGTAATTCTATCTCCAAATGTGGCGTATCCGATTGCTATGCTGTCGCAGGAGAACGGCCTTAATCTCATACCGACAAGTTCTTTTCCAATCAAGTCAACGCCCGCCTGTTCATTGCCACTCAGAAGCTTGTTATCAATCGTGATAACATATCCGTCTGTACCGTACTTATATTCTGTCTCATTATCTGTATACTTGACCCCAGTAACAACCACATCGTCAACATCATAGGTAAGGTTCCTGATAGCATTTAGATTAAATCCTTTTCGTTCAAAAATTGTCTCGATCTCGTTGCTGTCAATGTCAAGAATAATGTTTCCGTTAATGTCGTACCATGGGACTGCTTCTAATGTGATAGTGTCTGCACCATCGTCAAAAGTGATGATTCGCAAATTATCATTCTCATCAATGCGAGCGTTGCCGCCTGCCAGAGCTGCAACCATACCGATTACTGCTCTAAAAGTGGTATTTTCCGGCTTCTTCTGTACCTGATAGTCTGCGTTTTTAAATGTTGCGTCACCTAACACAATCCCGGTCTGCTGACAGGCATCTTCTAAAACCTCTCTGACAGAGCATGGAAAGGTAAGATTTGTGTTGTAATCTATCTCTGCCTTGCTCATATAATCCAGCAAAGTAAGATTGATCTCATCGGACGTGGCGGGTTTTTTTGATACAATGAATGTACCACGGCGAATAGTTTCCAATCTATCAGACAGCTGCAAATTTAAAAATAGAGTGAACTGTGCTCCGGCAAAGTTGTAGTCAGAGAACCTATCGTCATCGTTGACCAATGCCAATGTTGCTGTCTTTTCAATAGCTACACCTACCGGGAAATCCCCGGAATCAGAAGAATCTACGATTCCGTTTCCGTCAAAGTAGAAATCTTCTTTTTCCAGGTTTAAAGTTGTCCCATCACGCAGCACCGCATTCGCCGTAACATAATAGTTACTATTTAAGAGAGATTCTGTTTTTAACTGATTTGTAACATTAATCATACCGGTCGAATACTCCTTACATTAATAGTTAATCCTGTCCATCGTTCCTCATTATCCTTGAGTGTTTGTGCTGCCATGTTGAAATTAGATGCATAGAACGTTTTGTCAATCCATTTGCCGGGTGTCCGAGGGTCTTTATGATGAAAAGTGAACTGACTTTTGTTAATCATAGAGTTGAGAATCGTTGCAATCTCTCCCCATTTAAGCTCACCCCATTCCATATCATATCCGGCAATAGTTCCCATCGGAGTGTTGTGCATAACAAGATCCTGACTTCTCTTAGAGCTTTCCGTTGATGTAGTTGCGAACACCGGCTTGTATGTGTCAGGGGCCTTTATAATGACCCCATCAATTTTAAACTGCTCCTGTGCCATTTACACACCTCCTAACAAGAATGGATTTTGACCGCCATTTCTGCGTCTCCTAAGCTCTGCTTCATCAATGATAATGTCTAACAATTTTCTACCAGATGCATTGACTGTAACATTATAAGTATTTCCATCTCCCTGTCCTTTTCCTGATTCCTCCCGGACAATCTGACGTAACAGGCTTTCCGGTGCTTCCAAGTTATTACCCTTTTTCTGGTCGCCTAATACCGCAAGAAATTCTGACCTTGGTGGAATAACCGCACCACTGGCCAGATATGGGATAGTTCCGATACGTGGAAATGTTGCATGAAATCCGATAGTCTTTGAGCCAAACGGTGTTGGAACAGTCCAAGGCCCAAAGGAAAATGCAGATTCAATTCCACCAATTGCATTATTAATCATCCCAACTGCATTATTAACAATGCTGATTGCCTGATTAATCGGGGCTTTAATAAAATCCACAATGCCTTCAAACGCAGATCTGACTGCATCTCTGGCGGCATTAAACTTATTAGTGATAGCATTTTTTATCGCTTCTACTTTATTAGAAACAAATGTAGTTACATTTTCCCATACTTGGGATGTTTTATTCTTTACGCTATCCCATACGCTCGCAACTTTTGTTTTAATTGCATTAAATACTGTGCTGGCTGTGGATTTAAGAGAGCTCCAAAGGCCAGAAAGTGTCTTTTTGATTGCGTTCCAGATTGTTGAAGTCAATGCTTTAATCGCATTCCAAGCAGTACTGATGATGCTCTTTATTATACTCAACGCGCCTTTTGTTACGGTTTTAATTATCTCCCACGCACCTGACACAACATCTTTGATAAAACTCCATGCTCCATCCGCAATCTCTTTTATTCCCTGCCAAGCCAGTTCCCAGTCTCCTGTGAAAACGCCGACAAGAAAATCAATGATTCCGCTCAGTGTATCTGCTACATCACCAATTATTTTAATTAATGATTTCATAACTTTTATTGCTACGGTGCCTACAACGTTAATTATTTCTGCCACGACCGGAAGCAAATTCGCGATTATCCAGTTAATCAAAGGCACTAATACCGACTCCCACAGAAGTTTCAGAGAATCAATGAGTTTTCCGAGGAATGTTTCTATCTTTAAAATCGCATCCCCTAATGGTCCCTCTAATAGCCCTTTGAACTGTTCTGCCAGTCCTTGCAAAACTGGAAGAACATAGGTGTTGTATCCAGTTATCAGAGTCTCAAATATGCTTGATAATCCATTCGCTATAGAATCAAAGAACGGCTTTACGTGTTCATCGTATAACCTCGATATTGCGTCACTAAGGTTTTGAACAACTGTTAAGACCCCACTTGTTACAGTTTCTATTACTCCGAGGCTACCCTCGATTGCGGACTTTAAAATGTCCTTGTTGTCGATAAAAGGCTGCGCAATCATGTTAAGGATATCTCTGCCAAGTTTTGCAGCCGTTTCTGTAAGAACCATTCCGATTTCAGCAAAGATTCCGATTAAATCCGCAGTAATCTGCTGTGCGGTTTCTCCACCAAAAACTGAGAAAACATCCGCGAAGGCGACTGCAAGATTCCCTGCGATTTGCGAAATTTCAGAGCCGATATTGAACATATCTATCAGATAGTTCTTTATTCTTTGCGTGTTCTGCTTTAAAAACTTTTCAATTCCGCCTATAATGTTTTGCGCAATTGTCAATCCAATTCTGGCAAATGAACCGGCAACTTGTCCAATTGCATATGCAAATGAATCAAGAAAATTATTTGCTGCTTTAGTAACTTCTGAATCAGTAAAGATATCCTTTAAAGATTTCCATATGGAATCGAGATCCTTTTTTATTCCGTCAAAAATTGGCTCGTAATCTCCTAATCCATCCCAGAATCCTTTTGCAATTAACTTAGCCAGCTGCTTAAATCTGTCGATTATCTTTTTTAGCGGTTTTGACATCTTATCAAGAACCGTCTCGCCCTCTGCTACCTTTCCGTAATCAACATTTTGTACAGCATCTTTCATCTGATCTGCAAGTCCGCCAGTTGCGCCCGGTACTTTTGACGATGAATCCGCACTTTTATCCGTTGAGTAATTATTTATTTCGTCGAGAGGACTAAGATATCCTTTTGCCGCCTTAGTGGCTTTCTTAGTTGCGTCTGCTGTATCATTTGTTGCATCTGCCAGCTTTTCGGCATTGTCGGCAGCATTTCCATATTGGTCTGCCGTATCAGCTATTGCATCTGTCCCGGCAAGACCTGCGCCACTTGCACCTGTCTGACCAGAAGATTTTTTCCCGGTGATTAACTCCGTAAATGACTTGAAGGCATTCGCCAGAGTTGCCAGTTTGCCCAGTAAAATATTAATAACTCTCAAAACGGGAGTGAAGAGATTGATTAATCCCTGTCCGACTGTTGCCTTGAGAGATTGTAACTGCAGCTGCATCACTCGCACTTGGTTCGCCCATGAGTCAGATGTTCGAATGAAATCACCAGATGCGGCAGATAGCTGTTTCTGCACAAAAGCCAAACGAAGAGCCACTTTCTCCTGTTCTGTCATTTCAGATGTGGTTTTGCCGTAGCCATTTGCCAGCGCATACTGGTCAAGTGCGTTTTGCGTAAGGACAACGCCTAAATCTTTCAATGTTTCCGTCTCGCCCGTAAATACAGACTTTAGTTTCGTATACGCCTCGTCCTGACTGATGTTATAGAATGATGCTACATCACCAGTCAGCTGCGTTAGAGCCGTTGACATGTCGTAAGCCTGTGCTTCGGAGAATCCGAACGACTTAGACATTGCTCCGAACGTTCCAACATACCTTTTTGCCATTGTCTCTGACAGTCCGGCAGAGGTCATGGCATTCTTTGCAAATTCATTGACCTTATCCGACATGGTTGTAAATGTAACATCAACCACATTCTGCACTTCTGACAGATTAGAGCCAAGTTCTACGCACTCTTTCCCAAACTGGGCCAGTTTCCCAATTGCGAATGCTCCGCCAATCAGTACGCCTATTTTTTTTACTACGCTACCAAGCCCATTGAATGATTGCCTAATTGCCGATACGCCGTTTTGCACACCTGACGTGTCCATTCTGGTATCAATAATGACTGAGCCATCAGCAGCCATGTGTCCACCTCCTAGCTATTTGAGGTTCAACATCTCATTCAGCTTATCTTTATAAGCTTGCTCCTCGTCGCTGAGACGTGTTTTTATGTCAATAATATTCTTGTTTTCCTGATAGAATTTCTTTTCCCATTTATCAAGTTTTTCGCCCTTTGCTTTTTTTGACCGGATTCCAACTACGGTGTTGAACAGGCACTCGCCAGATTCCATGAAATATCCAAAAAATGTCCACCAGTGCATATAAGGCACTGTTCTGATTTCTTTACCGGCAACCTTGTTTACAGCCGGAACGATCATATCTCCATCCTGTTCCCAGTCCATCAAGCGAGGTTTAGGTTTATTTGGGTTATTATCTGACTGGCCACAGTCAATAAACTCACAAGCTTTCCGACAAGCTTCTGTGAGATGCTCTGGGGGTATGCTTTGCCAGTCCTCAAATAGAATCTGCAACATAACAACTGCTTTCGCCTGTTCGTCCAATTCTGGGTCATTCATAGCGACCAGAATATCAATAATTACTCGGAAATCCGTTCTGATAGAAAAATCCACCCCACTGATATTTAGTGAGGTGGGTAACTCATAGGCGGTCATTTTGTATACTTCTCCGTGTACCTATTGACCACTTCCTGCATTTTTTTCTTTCTCTTTTCAATTTCCGGAGTAAGTGCTTCGTTGATTTTGTCCAGAACGATATAGGCGAACACCTGACCATTTCCAAAAACAGTTGTTGCGGTAATTGGTTCTTTGAATAAATCCTTAGATGCTTCGTATCCGAGCATATAATTGATTTTGTCCTCAATCTGCTTATTAATCTCCGCCATCTCTTTGCTAGAAGAGACATTTTTAACAGATTCCTGAGCCTGCTCAAAGAAAGTTTCCAATTCTTCCGCTCTTGCCGCAACGTTAATGTCAGTGGGGTTCAGTTTAAATGAAGAGAATACTTCACCCTGTTTGTTTGTGAATGTGAAAAGAAGAAATCCATCATCAATGTTTGTGTTAATTGTTTTTGCCATTTTCTATGCCCTCCTAAAAATTATTCGCTGTCAGCTGTGAACGTACCGGAACTGATATCAAATTTTCCTTTGACACGTTCACCAACATAGTTCACAGTAAATGGAATCTGATATCCAGATGTATCACCGCCGTAGGATGTCGGCACAACGTAGCAGTCCTGCTGATACGCCTCATACTTGCCTGCTGTGGCTTCTGTCCAGAGATGAACCTCAACTGCTTTTGTCTTGAGGTTGTCGTCTTTGAGGCGTCCATCTACAATCTTCTGTAACGCCGTAAACAGATCAGAAGTAGTGTCTGCATAGAACGGATCAGCATCAGAAGAAACTTCATAGCCATTGTGTTTAAATGTGGATTCTCCGAGAATGTTTTTAGATGTTTCGGTGTCTGGATTGAGTTCTACGTTATACTCTTCCAGATCTTTTCCAAGGCGTTCATATTTCGGTGTCAGCCCTCCACAGAGGGAACCTGCGTCAATGTAATGAGCCATATATTTACGGTCAATTTTACCTGTAACTGCCATAGAAATGTCCTTTCTGCCTATAACTTTTAAAAGGCTGTGTAGGTTAGCGACTATCTCCGATTGATAGCCGGTTGTTACTTGTTATATTACTTCATAAGCATTTTCGTAGCGTACCGACAATGGTAATAACCAATCCTGTACGCCACTCTCCTGCGGTTCTAAACCATAGGAGTTGTCACGGGTGATACGTTTTATCACTCGCCCCTGCGAAAGTTCAGGAAACGCATTTAAACGTGTCTCAGAGCCGTTTATGACAACTGGTTCTCGACATATCCATTTACCGAGATTATCTAGGAACTTCTGAACGGATAGCTTCTGCCGTTCTTTGTCAGATGCTGTTCGGTACACTACATAAAATGGGTACTGACAAATTTGGTGCATTATTCCGCAAACATCTTCTTTTTCTGAATAGACCAACGCCCCGTTGTCTGCTGAGAATGCAATTCCTGATTCCTTGCCGAGTTCCTCAAATTTGATTGTTTCATTTTCGTATAGCCCCGGATACTGATTCAGAAGTGCTTTCATGGCATCTGTTAGAATTTCATATCCGGTTGCATCTTTTCCGATAGGTTTATCCGCCATGTCTGCCACCTCCCGCCTGTGCTTTTACTTTACGAATCCATGTGCTACCATATTGTCGTTTAGCAACATCAAACCACTTTGCCTGCGCCTGTGGGTGAGCTTGTTTGGTGTATTCGAGATTCTCTTTTGCGGCTGTCCGACCAGAGAATTGGCTGACAAGGACTTTCTTTGCTCCACGTCTTGCGTAGGGACTTCCAGTTGCTTCATCAACCATTCCTTTTCCCTCATACAAAAAGCGTCCATAAGGAGCAGCCGCAGCACACACAAATCCAGTTCCTTGCAGGGATGTACTCTCAACTCTTGTTCGATTAATGAAGTCTCCTGTAATCATCGGCATAAATGGAACCATGCTGTCCATAACCATTCCATCAAGGAGATATTGAGCTTCTTGGTACTGTCTGGAGAATCTATCCATATTCAGCTTTATTTTCATATCTCCATCGACTATGGAGAATCCTTTAAAATGATGAATCTTACTCATATTACTTACCCAGAATCTCAAAATGTGGAATCAGTGCATATGGACCGCCTACACTGGTAATCTTAAACACGTTATCCTTGTTCTCGTTCATGTACTGGTAGAATCCATTCCGATAATCACTGTCAATTACCGTTCCACCAGTCCACTCACCCTCCCAGAAGAATGATTCATCCGAGAATGTGATAGTGTCTTCCAGAGCGTTGTTAATCTGCCTTTTCCACTCCTTAGGTGGCACCCACGGAAGAATCTTGCCGTCTTTATCAGTAATTGTTATATCGCCATTCTGGACAGTGTATCGAACGTGTAACTGTGCGTTGTCAGTTGCGTCTGGTCCGTACTTTTTAAGGATTGCTCCCTTGTCTGTAATGAGGTCGACGCCGGATAAAACATGAGGATACCAGTACGCATCTCCTGTCATGGCACTTTCGTAATAGTTGAAAAGTGTAATTTTAGATGAATACATGATACCCTCTCCTTAATTATTCTTTCTGCACTGTCTGCTTAATAACCTGATTCACACCAGTAGCCGACAATCCGTTAAACATACCGACCGCAACTGCTGTGATATAATCCGTTGCCGGGAAATCCGGTATAACTCCCATTCCGACCGCTCCGAGAATGCCACCAATAACCGCCATGATTACTGGAATCCATTCATCAGAGATTCTTTTTGATGCTTTACAGCCCATTCCTACGATGTAGCAAATCATAACGATTGCTATACATGAGCCTAATGTTGAAATGTCCATAGCTTAGTCCTTTCTGTAATCCTCAATAATGGTCTCAATACCATATTCAATAGCGCAAGTATTCTCAATCTTGCATCCTCTGGCTTCGTCCCATCCTTTAGCGAAAAACGCCACATCAGCCTCTGCTAGAAGCTTAAGGGATTCACCCAGATACCAAAGCGGCTTTGCGTCAACTGGTGCTGACTGGAAGAAAGAATCAATTACTTCTACAGGTTCACCAACCTGTTTCTCTGCACTTTTAATTGCTTTTTCCCTTACTGCAAGAATTTCCTCGTCTGTCTTGCCCCTCATGGGCTGAGAAATAAATAACTTTTTCATTCTTTTCACCTCACATCTGGAATACCAAACTGTTTGTATGTGCCTGTAAATGAAAACTGTTTTCCGCATTTACAGCAAGTTTCCGTAATGGTACAAGTCTTTTCTTTGTCATTACATTTTGATTCAGCAGGACTTTTAAATTTATGCCCGCCAGTTAAAAAGCACATTACTTTATTCATATTAATTACACTCCTGCATACAATACTGGTATCCCATCATCTGTCCTTACTCCCATCAGAAGCGGTAAAGCTGTCTTTAAGAGCAAGTCATTCGTTTTCTGTGCATCTCCGGCGACGGCATATACCGCACTCCATTCTTTTGCACTCGCCCCAATCTGCTGTGGTGTTGCATAAGAGATGGATTCACTGCCGGATGATACAGAGGTTACAACGCCTGTTGTGCTACCACCGGACCCGATTGCGGTTGACGTACCGCTCACAGCGGCATTGGTAGCATTCTTTTCAGCAAGCTCAATCTGATACATTAATTCAGCCAATGAACAGACCGCCTTTTTGATACGCTTCTGAGAGCGTTCATCTGTCGGCAGTCCATCCACTAACCTGTCAAATGTCATTGTGTCCACAAAATCACTGGCTCTTTCTGCCAGTCGTGGGAAGTCGGCTTCTGGCACGACCGAGCCGAAATACGAAGTTTTATAAAATTCATAATCTGCATAAGCCATGCCAGTTACCTCCTACGTTTGTCATTTCGCTGTCACGCTTGCACTTCCGGCATTCAGTGCCTTGTATGTTCCATCACACTCAACCACTGTGATCTTCTGCCCGGTTGCCGCCTTGATGTCAGCTTTTCCGTCCCAAGAAGTCCAGTTTCTGAGGTTCTGTCCATATCCAACAGTTACTGCATCTGCTGCAACTTTATATTTATATACATTCCCAGCATTTTCCTTAGCCGGATTTACAGTGATTTTTGTATCACCAGTTGCTGTTCCTTCCGCAGATGTTACTACCAGAGTGCCAAGTGTTGGTGTCTCATCAATGGTGATTACTGCGATTGCGTCAATGTATTCTGCAAAAAGAGTCAGACCCATAACCGCGAATGCTTCGGACACTGCTGTGTGGTAGTTGCCCTGCGTGTGGAATCCGATCAGGTTTGTCTCACCAGATACAGTGTATACAAGTCCCGCTCTTGCGAAGTCAGACTCATTCGGGTCTACATAATACAGAACAATGTTCTCAACAGGAGTAGCAATAACCTGTCCTCTTGGAATCTCGCTGTCAGATAACAGGAAGATAGTATTGAAGCCCATGAAATCTTTCATATACTGGAAGCCAAACTGGTTCTGAATAGTAATCTCAGCTGCTCCAAGGTATTCATATACGTCAAGAATATTCACAAATCCAACAACACCAGTCACATTTCTGTGCATCTGTTTGAATTTGTTCTCAACACGGCCTTTAGCCATTGCCAGAGCCATCTGGAATGTGGTTTCTGTGGAAGTAAGTGTACCGGTTTTCAGATAGTCATAGAATCTGCCGGTAACATCAGTCTGAAGCTGGAAAAGGAACTCATCGTCAGTCATCTGAACGGCGTTCTCATAACCGTGGTCCTTGATTGCTTCGATAGATACAGCCTTTGCGTACTTCTCAATAGTCATTTCCGCATAGGTCTTTTCTTTTACAGTAAACTTGCTGTAAGGGATTTCCTCACCCTCACCGACAAGTCCACTCCGTAAAGTGCCCTCTGCGTACTTGGACTTGAGTACAGCACCCGGCTGTTTTTTGATAGGTCTCATGATACCCAGAATATCACGTAAGTGCTGCCAGTTTCTTTCGAATCTGGTAACAAAATCAATCTCACGTGCTTTTACCTGAATATCATTTGTCATAATAAGATTAGCTTTTGCTGCCATATAAAATCCTTTCTACCCATAATTAATTATTAAGGCATTGGGTTAGCGGCTATACTCTGGTGTATAGTCGGTGTAAAAATCACTGGAATAACTGGATATTCTGAGCAATTGCAGCCTGTCTCTCGGACGGGTCTTTGATCGCTTCGATATCTTTTTTGGTCATACTTCCCGGTGTCTGCTGCTGTCCAACGTGAGTGGTAAATCTTGCCTGGTTCTGCTGAGCCTGCTGCTGAGATTCGTCCACAAAAGCGGATGCATCAGACTGTTTCATCTGCTCAATCAGATCATTTAATCCGAGAATTTTGCCGTCTTTCAGCTTTAATCCTGCTTCTTTGATGTCTGCCATGACTGATTTCTTTGCCGCTTCGCTGGAAAACTTAACGTCATCGAGTGCCGCTTTCAGAGCATCCGAGAAATCACGGTCGTAGATTTTTGCATTGAATTCTTTCTCTGCATCTGCCGCTTTCTGTTTCCAAGTCTCTAACTCGCTTTTAATATTTGCCGGGTCGATACCGTCAAAACTTTTTAAGGTTTCTTCTGCTGTCTCAGCACGTACTTTCCAGTCATCACGTTCTCCCTCGACTTTTGACAGAGTTTTTGCAACTTCCTTTGCATTCTTGTAATTCTCAGAGAGTGCTTTCTTTACATCTGCCTGTTTATCCTCCGGGATTTCAATTCCAAATGATTTTAAAGTGTCAATAAGTTTCTGCATAACATCCTCCTGGTCGTGTTTATTGACCTGCCGCCGCAGGTAAATGGATTAAGCCAGTTAGACCACTGGCAAGGTAATCGGAAAGGCAGGAATCGAACCTGCGACCTCACATTTACAGTGCGATCTACCACTGAGCTACATTCCATGCCGCCTATAACGGCCAACCCTCTAAAAAGAAACTGGGGTGAATTTCACTTCTTTCGCTATAGCGTAAATCCACCTGAGACATAGACCACCTGTATACAAACAGCTTAACTCTAAGCGGATTAAAGCGGAGCGCCCGGAATCGAACCGGAGACCAGAGTGCGACTCTGTCAGTTTTCCACTAGCGTACATTCCACATAACCCGGATTCCCGGGTTAGCAAGGTGTTTAACGTGTCATGCCTGCCACGAGTTGTTTCGGATATTTATTTCTTTTTTAAAAGAAAAGTATGAATAACAAAAACCTTAATCAAGGAGGTGAGCCATCTTGCGTGCCAGATGACAAATACGCACGACAGGATTCGAACCTGTTTAACTTTCCATTAAAGCGTGCGCACCAGCTACAAAATTAAAGAAAGGAGGATTAAAACGAAAATGTCAAAACAACCGTTTTACTTGTGCTTCCTGCTGCACAATTACATTATAACAGATTTCTTTTAACTACCTCTCTACCACTTTTGTGTTTTTATAGCATATCCCGGAGTTTTTCCACGTATCTCTTAACAAGATCACGTTCTTCCCGACACTCTGCGTCCTTGGACATATCGCTCATTTCTGTTGTGAGTTCGTCCAGATGTTCTTCCAGAGCGGCAAGCATCTTTCTTTTGCAGTCTTCAGACTTGCCGGAACGATAGCTCTGTTTCTGTGTCATATAGTCGTCATAAGCATCTCGTCCGTCAGAACGGCTGTAATGTCCTCTAGCATAATGTTCACCACGTCTGGCATAAGAACTGCCCCGGTCGTAATCCGGCATCATTCTGCCGTCATTTGCACTGTATCTCCCCATGCTATCACGTTTTCTTCCACGTTCGCTGTAATCGTCATTGTATCCACCACGCATCTCATCAAGGACAGTGTTGTAATACTCCACTTTCTTATCCCAGTACTGCGTGTTCTTTATGTCTTTGTACATATCAATCAGTTTGTATGTCATTTCCAGATTTCCAGTGGTCAGTCCATTATCAGCGATTTTGGAAAGCTCATCTTCGATTCTTGCACATAAGTCTTTAATGTCTCTCATAATCACACCTCCTACGCTTCTCTGGTTACGACAATGTTTGCGTTCGCAACAGAAATTGCCTGATCGCTTGTGTTCTCTACCGCGATATTAACGCAACATCCGCGAGGTACATCAATATAGATACCAGAGGACACATTGTTATACTGGTCCACTGCTGCCGGTGTGGAGATCATCTGAGAAGAAAGAACCGGCTCACCAGAAATTGCAATGGCCAGAGAGATAGCCTCAACAGTGCCGCCTGTTGGAATTGCGATATTACCAGAAAAATCCACGAAGAATCTCGCTTTGCACTGGTTAGTAAGTCCTCTCAGCGTAATAATTCCGCTTCCCTCTCTGTGCTGAATACAGTTAGAACCTTTAACTGCTGTGTTTGAAAATACTACGTTTCCATTTGCTGCTACAGTCTGAACAGCTATACTTGTAAATTCAGCCATAATTTTTACCCCTTTCATATCACAAAAGGACAGGTCTCAGCCTGCCCCTCTGTGTAATACGGCATAAGCCGACATCCGAATCAATCGAAAGATACTCTCGATATGAAGTTATCAGCAATTACATCCGGTGTTGCATCCGCATCCGTAATATGTGTTCGGATTAGGAACCTGATATGCCGGAATCGGTGCTGGATTAATCGCATTAATAAGCTGCTGTGTCTGAGAAGCCATCGCGGTTGTGAGCAGTGCGCTCTGGCGATCCTGAGAAGCGGCACGTCTGAGGTCATTGTTTTCAGCCTGCAAGTTAGAAATCTTTTCGTTGCAAAGATAATCAAGAATTGCTCTTGTTCCTGCATTCTGGCTGTCGATAATGTCTCTTGTGTTACTGTTCATTGTGTTCTGCAATGCGCAGGTATTCTGTGCCATGTTGTAATTTACGCCCTGGATAGCTTCCCTAGTTTCACAACAGCAGTTCGCAAGCTGTGCCTGTAAAGCATTGGTGCTCTGCATATTAGCTACAGTATCAGCATTGATTGCCTGCTGAATTCCAAAGCCAGTCTGCATGATGTTTGTGTTGATTCCATTGAATCCGGTAAGCATACCGTTGTTCATGGCATAAAATCCATCGCACAGGCCGCTATTGATTCCGTCAAGCTTGCTGATTACTGCGGAATTGTCAAATCCTCTCTGAATATCTGCCTGAGTAGCTGCTGTGGCTGCATATCCACCGCCGTTTCCATTATTGCCCCAGCCGTTGTTTCCCCATCCGAAGAAAGCAAAAATGAATAAAACAATAATCCACCAGCTACCATCTCCACCAAACATGCCGTCATTATTTCTACCGTTTCCAGTAGCAGCGGCAATATCTGCTAAGCTATAATTTCCATCCATAATATAGTCTCCTTTATTGTGTATTTACATCAATCTGGCCAGATTGTAATGTACTATTTCATTCCTTTCAGCATGTGTTGAAACTGTCCCGCCATCTGCTGAACTTGATTAAGCTGTTGCTGAGAAATCTTCCCAGACTGCAACATCTTCTCGACTTCTGCTTTCGGATTTCCCTTAAAATTCTGTTTAAACTGTACAAACTGTTGTATCATCTGCATTGGCCCGTTCCCCTGCGGCATTCCACCACCGAGGGCATTAAATAATGGATTACTCATCTGCACTTCCTCCCTTGACTGCTGATTCCTGCGCGGTATTAGCTCTAACAGGTTCAGAAAAAGAATTTAATCGGTTTATGATAGCTTCGTATTTGCCCTTTAAATCGTCATATTCCTGTCTGGTGACATATTTACTGTCCATGTTCTGAACAGGCTGTTTAGGCGGCATCTGAGTGCCTATTTCGTGATACTCAAACGTCCGTAATGGCTGTGGCATACCGGAAACGTCTGTGGATTTTATGTAGAACTTTTCGCTCTCACTGTCCATCAGCAAAACACTTGTCCCGGGCGCTACCAGATAGGATTTTGCGCCAACTTCACCAGATACCCACAGGATACCATTATTATTCTGTTGGGGTTGCTGTACTGTTTGAGCCGGCATCTGGACAGGCTGTTGTTGGAATTGATTCATTTGCCCCGGAACGCCAAAACTGTATTGATAAGGATTGTTATATAATGCCATCTTATGCACCACCTTTCTGATTATATTCTAAAATAAAAAAAGAGCCTTAGACAGTTCGTCTAAGACCCATATAAGTATCTAAAAAGTATCAGCACACTTTGATTATTTTATTGTTTACTCGGCGACTTAATCGTTTCGCCGTGGATATACTCACATTCATCTGTTCAGCGCAGTATTCGAGTGTATGTTCCTTGCATCTCAGCCGGAACAGTCTTTCTTCATCCGGTGTAAAATTGCACTCTATTAAGAACCTGTCTATATCTTTCTTTGTGAACACATATAATTTCATGAGCATACCCCTTACTAATGCTAACGTTGATTCTGTGCGAGATAATTTGTAAGCTTCTGTTTTGTTTTTTTTAATTCCTCGACATTATTCCCACTGATCTGACTATCCAACATGGTTGATAACACTTCCAGAATTAATGAATCTCGTTCTGCGATTCTCTGAAGACTTTCATAATCTCGTTTGTCATGTTCTTCCAATGTCTCTACTCGCTTATTAAGTCGGAACGCCGGGGTAATCCACTTAAAGATTACAGCTGCCGCTCCTCCGACAATGGACACCCCTCCACAGATAGAGAGGAAAATCTGTACAAATTCTGATATGCTCATTTAGCTACTCCTTTTCCCAGTAATATACCGGGATCTCATTACCGCTATCCCATGTATCAAAATATTTGCCGTTCTGTACTGTCACCACATGACCATCTATGCAGAGTATATACGTGCCGGTCGGATGGTCTGCGCAAAAGTCGTTGACTGTATAGATATATCGTTCTGACTGCTCAATCAGTTTGCGTCTGTACCCGCGTTTATAGAGGTACGCTCCCCAGACATAATTTGCACTCGGCATATCTGACAGAGCGCACGCCTGTATCATTAATCCGGCAAATACTGTTTCCCAGTCGAAGCCGGTTGCCTTGCATATTGCCCGGACAACGCAATCTCCAGTTCTCTTACCCTTAACAGGATTAGGATTAAAATATTCCCATCTGTCCATCAGTCAATCCCCTTTGCTGTCTTATATCGCTTCGCCGCTCCTCTGGCTTTTGCGGCGTTCTGACGGTTCCACTTAGCAATCATGAGCCGGTCTTGCAATTCCCTCAAGTCATTCTGCTTGCAGTAATCCTTATATGCAGCATTTTGTTTCTGCAAAAGAAAAGACTTCCGATCAAGGTCTTGCTGGAGTGCAAATCTTGTCTGTTCGTCCTTGCAGTTATTAACCGCCGCTTGCATTCCAAGGACTTCGCGCTTCGTTTTGCGGATTCTTCGCTCATAAGTACGTTGCCGCTGTTCCTTTTCATACTGCTTTCCCTTGTTGGCTTTGTCCTGTGCTGATAGTTCTGCATAAGGATTCGGCATTCCTTCCGCCCAAACCGAAAAATGATGCCTGCAATTCACTCCACATATTCCATCAGCTTCGCCATAATGACAATTTTCAATAAAATCTGGATAGCGGCTTGCTTTTTGCTCCAACATTCTACGATATTCTGGCGTATCTCGTTCCTGAAAAAACTCCGGCTTGATTTCTTTTAATTTTTCCCAGTCTATGGAAAATACCTGCCCTTGCCATACTTCATGGCTTGGTCGGCTTCCTATATGTGCCGATGTCAGTACTAGACCGTATCCCATTTCTTTCATTCTTGCTAACTGAATATCTCCCGTAGCCTGAGCCACACCAGTTCTGACAGAACGTGCTACTGCTGTTTCAATTGTGTCTTTTCTGCCAGATGGGTATGTGACGGTAACACCATCACTCACAACGTTATTAACTGCCTCTTTAATAGCTTGTGTATACCCAACTGCCCCAGTCATCACATGATTATACGCAAGGTCGCATTGCTCGATATAGAGTCTCTGAGCGGCACTTGCAGTTGTTCTTGTGAAGTTCTTCCACTCACCCATAGTCGCAAGCATATTCCGCTCCATGAGTCTTATCATAGCCGGAGACTGTTCGAGCGGCACAGGGCTTAATCCTGCCGCCTTGTATACCTTATCATCATAGTTCATTGCAGCGATTCCAGCATCTTCAAACGCTTCAATAAGTTCCTGCTGTTCACGTTTGGTATATCTGGATAATTCTGCCAAAATGTCCTCTAGCAGCTCACCGGATTCCTGTAGTGTTCTGATTCTCCACGCATCAGCATTGGTCAGAATATAATCCTCACCTCTGCCGATTCTTGCCATCATCCGTGACACGATCTCAGAGATGATATACTGATGCAGTTCTTCTGCTATCTGTTCACTGCCCTCTGTTATCCGGCGTAAATATTCTGGGCTTAACATAATTATTCATCTCCAAACAGTTTTGGTTCGTCTGGCTGAGCTTCTTTGACCATTGCTTTCGCATCGTTTTCCGTCATTCCTTCAAACTTTACGAAATACAGCCATGCCGGAACCTTGCCAGTGGTCACATACTGCCACCATCTTGCACGATCGTTTTCACGCACATACAGAATATCTCCGAAATCATAATTGACCTCGTATGCTCCGACTGATGCAAGCCCGTACAGGTCAGCGTAAACGTTCAGCGCGTAGATTACTTCATCCAGGCAAGATTCCAGTTTGTCTCGAACATCTTTGATAAACTGTACTGTCCTCTGCTGTTCCGCTTCTACTCCTGTAGCCGTCTGAATGCCGCTAGATTCGTTAAAAACAAAGTACCCGTTGGAGAATCCAATCTTGTACCCTAACTGGCTTAAAAGGGCATTTATACCGCTTATACGGGTATCCGTGTTGAGCTGTGGATTGATTTCTTGGTAGAACTCTTTTTCAAGCTGTCCGAATACATTCTTGACAAAATGTGGTAAGTTCATTTCATTTCGCCTGTTCTCCATGCCCTGTGGCGACATAGCTGATACAGGTGTGCCGCTTGGCGTCAGCAGTCTATCATCTGCCAGAACTATCTTCTGAGAATCGAAAATTTCTCCGGCATTACGGCTGTACGCAATGTCGAGGTCTTTCAGCTCTTCGATAGCTTCGGCAAATATCGGAAGTCCAAGCGGTGTACTAATGTCTACGTTGTTTGCCTGTGGTGTCCGCAGCACTCCGTATAGAGGTCCATCCAGCTTCTCGCCGTTTGCTTTGAGTATCGGCGGCGTATCTGCCATGAGGTCAGCCCATTTGGTCTGTTTAAGGTCAATTTTATCTCCGATGCTCTGAGGGGATTTCGACACGTAGGCTCTGTTAGAAACATAATACGGATAGGTTGTTACGCCATCTATTGTAGTCTCGACAAAACGATGATATTCAAGCCGTGTGTAGTATTTCCGTCCAACAGTATAAGAATCTTTAAATATAATTCCCTTAATTTCCTGATTATCATAATCCACGATCATCACGTCTGCCGGAGTAAATACGTCAAGGCTCTCACCGTTTGGCTTAATGAATACTGTTCCATAAGCACAGCCATATTCTACCCAGTGGCGTATCTGGAAATATACCTTGTCAATTTGCTCCTGTAGCCATGTTGCCCTTGCGGAACCATCAATCTGAATGCCGATCGCCAGTGTTGCGAGCCGTGCTGTCTCTGAGCAGACAGATTTAGCGAAATTGATCGTCTTGATATTATTCTTATCATCTAGCCATTCCGGTGCGCCCCTGTAGATGTTCGCACACCGGTTAATCAGTGATTCCATTTCTGGAAATTCTGCCGCTTGGATATTGAAATCCTCTTCAGCTTGTTTTTTGAAAATCATGTTAAACCACCTTTTTAGTGTTGTTATAAGTCCCATTATGCACTGTAACCTCTCCTGTTAAACAACGGCTCATAAGCATATCTAAGTGCCGAGATTGCATGATCATCTCCGTCAGGATAACCACTTATTACATTTCCCTCTTTGTCCCGATCGTACTCATATTCTGTGATTTCTTTATATGCGTTCGGTGTTCGCTTCGGGTCAATGACTATAGTCTTTGTCTGTAAGAATTTGAAACCATACTCGATACTTCCCGGTCCTTTGATTGCTCCTCTTGCAGGAAGTCCGGCATCCCGGAAGTCATTCACAGACTTAGGTTCCGCAGAATCACATATCATTGTGTAATCGTCATAGCCTTTTTTCTTGATCCAATCAGCAGTCTTAGAGTTGCTCCATTTATTTACATACAGCTCGTCAATCAGATATATCTTCTCTCTGGCAGAATCATAATAAGTTCGGAGATAGCAGAAGGCATCCGGGTACCATCCATAATCTACGCCAGCGAAAATGCGGTCCATGTGGCTGATCTCTTCGTCTGTAATATCTCTGATTTCGAGATATTCAAATACGTTTCCGCCGTCACCATTTGGGACACCCAGGTATTCATGCTCATATGCTTCTGGATTGACTTCCTTTAAGTGCTCTGCATCATTAAGGAATTTCTGACCTAGCCACTCTGCCGGGGCTTCCAGATAACTTGAATGATGAATAACTCTTTTTGGGTTAGGTGTGAGCTTAATCCTATTTACCCAGTTTGATTTTGATTTTGGTGGGTTGTATGATGAAAAATCATAGGATTCATCACCACCACGAAGTACTGACTGATTAACAGAACGTTCCTGTGCGTCTCCCTTCATTTGATCTTTTTCCTCTTTCCAGAGGATTCCAATGTAGCCAAACTCCGGCTTAATGGATTTCAGTTTGGTTTCATCATCCAGACCACGGAAGTATATTGTCTGTCCAGTCTTAATATACTTGATCTCAAGTGGTGACACCTTGCATTCAAATTCTTCCATCAGTCCCAGTTCGTTGATAGCCCATTTCATGTTAGCATATACAGAATCTTTCAGAGTACCGGCCACCTGTCTTGTGATGCAGGCGTGCATCTGAGGATTATTCTTGATAAGTTCAACAATCTTAAAAGCTACGAATGAAGATTTCAGACCGCCTCGACCGCCCTCGAATACATATTCGATATTAGGCTTGATTTGCCGGTTAATGTCCACGAATGCCTTGCCGAGTACTCTGGCAGGAAGTTCGTATTTGCTTTCGTCTGATTTTGATACAGCTACTAACTGCTCCCATTTATCTACTGCCTGCATATTTCCTTTAATAGCTTTATCGTATACGGCAGCTACAATGCAGGCATTGTTGTTTGCATCCTCATCAGATATTCCCATCTTTGTGAGCTTCTTCTTTGCAGCAGTCGGGGCGGGGTTCTCAGCTATCATTTTTGCTAATTCAGAAAGGGTTTTCTTTTGACGACGTGCCTGGCCTGATGCAATACCGCCTTTTCTGGTCATTTCTCGAAGTTCGCTCGGAGTTCGTTCAGAATTCGGTATTAAATTTTTCTCATTTGCCATCCTATCAACATCCAATCATATCCTTTCTGAATTCAAAAAAGTCCCCAGTATAGCAGTTATATACAAATATAATACCACACTGGGGAGATTTAGCTCTCTACCACTTTTATAAATTTTTAAGTTTTTTTAAAGCCTGCCAATCAGTTTGGCCAGATGATAATATTCCGCCATGACCTTGCGTTTGTAGCCGTAAAAGTCATTCTCCGTTGCAGGAACTGTCCTGATCTTCTCCATTGTCCGATAGCCGATACTGTTCACGATGCTGTCATAGATTTGTGATTCGATTCCGGGTGCATATTTGATAGATACCTGTAACAGATTGTATTTATCGCTTTCGCTAAGATTCCGCAAGTGGCTTTGTAATGTCGGTATATCATCCGGCGGCACTCCGTAGTCAATCAGCGTCGCATTTCTCAGTTTCATTTATTTCATCTCCCAAATTTAATTCTTTACCTACATCTGCCGTCTGCCGAATTCTGTTTTATTGCTGTATCTCTTGAAGCTGCATTATGGCCCACATAAGGTTTTTACCTGCTTCTTCCATTTCTTCTGGGGTCGTATCCTCTTTTTCTTCTAATTCCGCGCAAATTGCTGCCTTGTTTGCTACTTCTCTGCATACCTTTTCAATTTCTCTAAATTTGCTCATTATTATTCATCCTTTCTTTTTGCTTTTCTTTTTTGTACTGGAAGATGATGCATATACTTTACACTTTTTAATGATTTTTGTCCATCTAACCATTGTACTCAGCTACTCTCTGTCCACACCGGTAACTACATATCCTGTGCCATCAATATTTTTTCTATTTTGTAAGTCTTTCCATTTTTCATCTCCTCCAACTTCTTCTCAGCTTCCTCACGGGTGAGGAATATGGTTTTACCAAGACGATCATAATAATTTCCAGTCGAAATATATTGGAAACCAACTTCGGTTATATAGTATTCTTTCTTGCTATCACATTCACATTTGCAATCATAGATTTCACATTTATTATTTTCCTCACCGTATTCAGTACATTCTGTCCATCTATAGTTTATTTGATACAATACTCTGTTTAAATCGTCTGGCAACCTCACAAGCAAGCCATGTTCTTCTAAGTCTTCATAAGTGGCGAGTTTTTTAATCATATTCTCTACTGTTTTGCAATTTCCTGCACCCTGTGAGCAGCTATCGCAATATTCACCACACTCAAACTCTCGTTTTTCGTTATATGTGATACTATCATCTTCCCGTTTTGTTAATCTCTCCATCTCTTTCACCTCTTATCGATTGTTTTTTATCGCTCGTTTTCATCGCTTGTTTCTGTAATTTCTCTCAAACAGGCATTCCAACCAATCTTGAAAAGTGGCTCGAAATCTCCAAGTTTCCGGTCTTTCTCGTTATCGAATTTCTTTGGCAGTGGTTTCAATGGACACCATTCAGGTCTTGATTTGCTTTCACAATCATAATGTTCTTCTGTCATCAGAATTACATCATAGTCTAAACAGTCAGCTAATTCACACAAACCCTCATATTCAAGTTCACCGCAGTATGAAATTCCGAACGGGCAATCATAGCAATTCTCTGGTGTATCTATCACTAACGCTGATTTACTCATATGTTTCACTTCCTCTCAGCATCAGGCTCAAAGTATTATACCCCGGACAAGTCCTGACTCCGTTTCTGGTATCTCTTAACAGGACGCAGTACGGATATAATGCCATGACCTCGTAGACGTGTTCTGTGACGTCTTCGCCACGCTGATCAATGTATTTGAAGCATTTACCCGGTCTAAGAAAATATCTTGCGCATACATACGCTTTTGTTCCGAATCTTACACTTGCACTACTCATTTGTTTCCTCCTTAAAACTAGACCACACGCTCATATTGTCAACTTCGCAATCGCAGTTATTGTAGTCAATATCTTCTGATGCTCGTGTTTTTGCTATTTCCTCAGCTTCTTCTTTTGTATCGGCTTCAATATCGTCATAATCAATTGATAAGCTCATTCCGACACTTACATACCATCTACTCATCTCATTCCTCCTGTAATAATTCTGGTTGGTCGAAAATGTTTCCAACTGGCATAGCGTATACCATGTCAATCCAATACCCTAAATCTTTTCTAAGGCATTTGTCGCCCGTCCAATCTACATAGAATCCGAGATGTTCTGCTTTCTGAGCATCAAAACAATTTTGATAACATCCATATTTGATTGGAGCATAGATTTCTCCGAAATGATATTTGATAATATCATTTTCCCAAATTTTCTTCCCATTCTTGTCGCAAAGTCCTGTGAACTGGCAGAGGGTTTCGGGAATAATTTCTGTCTGATATACTTGCATTTGCAATTCCCAATCTGTCATTCTTGTAAAAATAATGAAATGATGTATAGGAACTGGATTTTTCTCATAATCTTCCTCGAAACAATACACTGTTTCTTGTACTTTGTAATAATATCCTTCTACCCATTCACCATTATCTTTTCTCTTTGCTTTGAAAAGAATTTCTCTCATTCAACTCCACCACCTTTCACGATTTCGATTAATCCATCAATAAGTGCATCCAAACAATCTTCGTTGCATATTGGTTCTTCATCATCAAAATTATATTTACATGATTCGCAATCGAAATTAGCCCTTCTGTCTTCCATTTTTTCAATTACTTTATCCACATCAAAAGCTGTCGGCTGTTCGTCAATTTCCATCATCGTACTAACAAGAGCATCTGCAACCTCTATCATTTCTGTTTCATCTGGCTTAGATGGTTTCAGCCATTTTGAGATGTTTTCTTTTAATAAGTCAGCATCAATCAGTCTCATATTCTTCACACTCCTCCACTTTTCAATCGTTTGCTATAAAATTAGCAATGCATAACACGCATACTATAACATTAAGTACCAGAACATCCCACTTCTGATTGATTATATTCACAACAATGTATGCAGCATTTACAATGCCTAAAACTAATGTAAAATATTCATTCATTATTTTCGCCCTCCTCGACATAATCCTCACAGTCCTCAGCAGATTCATAGCTGTCCATCATGTCACACCGATTTTCACAATCGTCTTACTTATCGCAGTAGATACAACACTCGGTTTCACCGTGCAGGCAGTCTAATTTACAATACCCCATATTTAGTCCTCCTCATATGGTTTTGGTAGTGGCATCCAAGCTATGACCTTCCAATACGACCTAGCACCAGTTAATTCCCATCGTTTCAATTTGCTTTGAAATTTTGCGTAGGTTGAACGATGTATTCTTCCGTCCATGCAAGTTACTTGGTATGTTCCGCTTACATCCGGCAATCTCTCGCTGACCGGAATCCAACCATTTTCTTTCTCGTCCTGTTCGATAGCTTCTTGCAACTCATCAATTAATTCCCGAAAAGTTACAAATGCATCCCTTTCTTCGAGGATTTGATTGTCAGCTTCAATGTATTTTTTCAGTAATTCTTTTACATGTTTCATACTTCCACGCTCCCATCCTCTGGCATCTGAAATACCATATTCGTTTTAAAACTTTTTACAAGTTCTTCGGAACCATTGACGTGAATATCGCTTGATTCTACAATTGCTCGATGTCCTGTAAATCCTGTCAAAAAAGTGCAGGTAATTTTATATTCTTCATAGGCTTCCTGAATAATATCCAGTACTTTCATGGCTTTTGCTTTTGTGGAATATTCTCCGAGTAAGCAACACCACCCATAATCTTTTCTTGTGCTTATTATTCCACCTGAAACTTCGATATCGAGTAAAAGTTCAAGTGTAACTAAAAGTTCCTTGTTCTGACTTCTGATTAACATTTTGTGTCCTCCTTGTAATCCTCAATCGCAGCTATTCTGTTCTCGTA